ACCTATTTATTTATATGCAGAAGCAATAGCTACTTTTCACAAAGTTCTTTCTTCAGTAATAGATCCATCTTCGGCAAAGGAAATGGGTCAAGGAATTGCAGATATACTTGGGGCTTGTGGAATTGTTACAGATGAAATAATGAAAGCAAAAGATAAGCTTTTAAATATACCTCTTTATGGTGGATTTTGGGGTTGGAGTTATAATATTCCAAAGGCAATGTGGGCTGGCATATTTGCTTTGGAAGATATGATGAGTCCAGTTATTTATTTTATATACACAGTTGTTGATTTTGCAAAAAGAATTGGTTCTTTAATAGATCCTAAAAAAGCAGCAGAAATGGGAAGAGATGTTGGAGAAGTTCTTGCTAGTTGTGGAATTGTTACAGATGAAATAATGAAAGCCAAAGATAGGCTTGTAAATATACCTCTTTATGGAGGATTCTGGGTTTGGAGTTATAATATTCCAGAGGCAATGTGGGATGGCGTATTTGCTTTGAAAAAAATGATGGAACCAGTTATTTATTTTATATACACAGTTGTTGATTTTGCAAAAAGAATCGGAAGAACAGTAGATCCCAAAAAAGCAGTTCAAATGGGAAGAGATGTTGCTGAGATTTTATCTGCTTGTGGATCTGTTTCAGACGAGATAATGAAAATAAAAGATAAGCTTATAAAAATTGAGGACTCTAAAAAGTATTGGTTCCTTGGTTCGAGAGTAAGCAAGAGAATGGAAGAGGGAAATCGTGCTTTGAGAAAAATGATGGAACCAACAGTTGAATATGTTGGTCTTATAGTTGAATTCTCCAAACAAATCGGAACTATTGTCGAACCTAAAAAGGCAGCAGAAATGGGTAAAGGTGTAGCTGCGGTTTTGGGAGCTAGTGGTTCTGTTACTGAAGAGATAATGAAAACTAGAGATAAGCTTAAAAATATTGATAATTCTAAGTCTTATTGGGGCTTAGGAAAATCTGTTAGCGAACAGATGATAAATGGAACAAAAGCATTGTCTCAATTAATGGGACCAGTATATGGATTTATAAAAATAGTTGTTGAATTTTCTAAGAAAATAGGAACTATGGTAGAACCAAGCAAAGCCATACAAATGGGTAAAGGTGCTGCTGAAATTCTTGGAGCTTGTGGTTCTGTAACAGATGAGATTTTAAAATCTAGAGATAGACTTACTGGTGTCACAAATAAAACATGGGGTGGATGGGGAAAAAATGTCAGCGATAACATGACAAGTGGAGCAGAAGCACTTAAAAAATTAATAGAGCCAATAAAAACATTTGTTTCAGTAATTGTTGAATTTTCCAAAGCAATTGGAACAATAATAAATCCAAGTCAAGCTGTAAGTATGGGAAAAGGTATAGCTTCTATATTTACCGCTACTGGTCAAGTTGCAGATGATATAAAAAAGACTAAAGATAAATTAATTTCATTTGGCGATATAAAATCATCAGAAAAAGAAGTTAAATCTATATCACAAGCTACAACTTCATTTTCAAAGCTTAAACCTCCTTTGATTGGTTTTATGAATGAATTAGTAACTATAGCTAAAGATTTAGAAGGTAAAACTAGTGTCAAACAATCGGCAAAACTTGTAACAGTTATGACAAATATTGGCAAATTGGTTCAAGAAGTAGTTAAAGTTGTTGATGTAATGATAAAACAAATTATGCCACTTACCGATGTAAAGATAGTTGGTGGTGCATCAATGATTTCAAGACTTGAAGAATCGCAAAATAGCTTCAAAGGTTTCTTTGGCAAATTAGCAGACTTTATAAAGACTGGTATTGTGGACGAGGTAAGAGAAAAATTCAAGAAAGGAAGTGAATTGAGAGATGCGTCAAATAAATTAAAAAATATGGCGAGCATCATTCAATATGTCGGCCCAGTTCTTACACAAATGAAAACTGTTATTCTTCCTTTGACAAGTGCAGATGTAGTTGGCAACCAGAAGACTATGGCACAAAACATTGAAGCTTCCATGAAGACTCTTAAGGATTTCTTTGGAAGTATTGCAATGTTTATCATGGAAGGTATTGTAAATCCAGTATCTAAACAAATAGCAGATCCAAAGTCTTTATCTGATGCTGCTAGAAAATTAGCTGCTATGGCAGTCATTATTACGCAAACAGGAACAGTATTAAAGAGTTTAGGCGTTGTGATGCAGACCATGGATCCCGGCTTCTTTAAAGAAGGAATGGATTTAGGTAAAATAGTAAAATATAAGGATCAATTTGCTGAATGGTTTGGTTCTATAGCAGAATTTATAAATGTTGGAATTGTTGGTGGTGCTAAGAAGGCAGGTAACCCAGAGGAACTAAAACAAGCTGCCCAACAAGCATGCTTAATTTCTGGTGCATTGAGAGGAACTGCTGGAGTATTGACAAGTCTTGGAACTGTGATGCAATTCTTGGAGACTAAAGCTCCTTGGGAAATATCACCTATGAAAAAGATATATCAAAATAAAGAATTATTTGCCACTTATTTTGCTGCTATAGCTGCATTTGTAAGAAGTGGCATTGTAGAGCCAATAAATAATGTATTTGGTAATGAAAAAGATATAGTTAAAGCTAGTACAATTATGATTGCATTGGCAAAAACAATTTCTTCTGTTCCTCCTGTTTTGACAAATCTTGGAACAGCTATAAATATGTTGTTCGCAGGATCTGATTTTTTTGGCGAAGCTCCGATACCAAAAATAGATAAGAATAAAGAAGTATTTGGAAGTTATTTCAAATCTATTTCTGAATTTATTCGTGATGGAATAGTAAACAAAATAAGAGAAGTTTTTGCAGATACTCCTCCAAAGAAAATAACTGAAGCTGCAACCATTATGAGGAGTTTGGAAATAATACTGACTTCTATACCAAAAGTAATAAAAGGAATGGTTACATCTATAGATTTACTGGGAGAAGAAGGAGATTTCGATGATTCTTCTATCGGTATAATCATGAAGAATAAAGAAAGGTTTGGAAGTTATTTCAGACAAGTCGCAGCATTTTTAAGAGATGGCGTTGTTAATCCTATAGTAACAGAATTACAGGACATAAAGGCAATTAGAAATGCATCAACGATATTAAGTGCAATGAATAACATTATAAGAACTCTGCCACAAGTTATAAATGGAACTGCTACTGGTTTAATCCCATTGGTTGAAAGTCAAGATTTATTGAAAGAAGCTCCATTGCCTAAAATCATGGCAGCAAAAGATGAGTTTACCAAATATCTTACTCAAGTTGCAATATTTATGAGAGATGGAATAGTTAAACCAATAATAACTGAACTTCCTGATGTTAAAACAATTAGACAAGCAGCTACAACTTTGTCTGCTATGAATACAATTATAAATTTGATACCAACGATCATAAACAATTTGTCTAAATCTTTTGGATTGATGACACCAGACAAGTGTTTCAAAGATTCTCCAATAGCCGTACTAGCTTCAAATGTTGAATTGTTCTCTTCTTGGTTTTATACTGTTGCTACATTCATGAGAAATGGAATTATAAATCCTATATTCGAAGGAATGATTACAAAAGAAGAAATTGAAATGGCATATTTGGCCATAGATCAAATAGCTATTGCAATGAAGGAAGTTCCTAAATTCATTGCCAAATTCTCAGTTGCAATTTACGAACTAATATCATCTCCATCTTTTGATCCTTCACTTTTAAGTGCAGCAGTAACGGTTGGATCATGGTTTTATGGAATTGCTCATGCCATTATAGATGGCATTATAAATCCAATTAAGGAAATGCCAGATTCTGTAATGCTTGAAGAAGTAAATAAAAGATTGGGATTAGTTGCAGATTCAATAGTTGGTGTAAAAAATGTTTGTGATAAATTTTCGCAAAATCTAACACCTCTATTAAGTCGTGGATGGGTTTCAGAATCACCAATAGAAAAAATTGATAGACAAGCAGAACTGTTTAAAGGCTGGTGGAATAGCATAACTGGACTTCTAACTGAAGGGATAATAAATCCTATTATAAATAATCTTCCTTCCACTTCAGTTTTAGAAGATACAAATAAAAAGATAATATTTACATCAAGTATAATTTCTGAAGTAGGTAATACTTTGACAGCTTTCTCAGAAAAAATAAGTCCTTTGTTGAGTAAGATGCCTTTTGGAAAAGCACCAGTGCAAACAATTGATAGCCAAGCAGAATTGTTTAAGGGTTGGTGGAATAGCATAACTGTATTTTTAAAAGATGGCATTATAAATCCAATTATGAATAATCTTCCCAACACAACAGAGTTGACCGAAGCTTTGTTGAGAATACAGTTGATTACGCAAGTAATGGAATCAATTCAAAAAGCAATGTCTGGTTTGTCTGGAACAATGGACTTCAAGAGTGTTGATTTTGGCAAGATGAGTGAACTTATAAAGAATGTAAATTCTGTAGGTGCAAAAGATACTACTTATAGTGGCAGTGGCGGTTCTTTTGCTACGAGCGAAGCCAAACCAGCAGCAAGCGTATCAGTTGTTCCTCCTATGGCTGGATCAACTGAAGATAAAGTAAAGAAGGATAAAACAACATCCGAACCATCTTCATCTGTGGTATCTTCTCCAGAACTTGCCAATATAGCAAAAGAAAGTCATGAGCAAACTGTTTTAAATCAACAAATGGTAGAACTTCTTACTAAGTTAGTTGCAGCGATGGGAAAGTCAAGTAATGTGACTCAGACAGGAACAGGCCCACAACCAGATACATCGAATAAAAAAGTAGGAAATAAGCCTTTAATGAATCCAAAATGGCCTTATGGTGGGTTCTTCCAAGGAGCCAATAAGCAAGTTGGCAATATTGGATCTGGTACTATCTAAAATAAAAGGATGACATGAAAGCAACACTTAAAGGTGGCAATTTACAACCAATAGAAAACTGCTATATAGAAAGCGATTTACAATCAAATGGACCAATGTATTCGATGGGTAATAACACTAAATTAATTTTTGATAATATCCCAGATATAAGTGATTCTAAATCAGCAAATTATACAGATGAATCAGCAATAGGAAGAACTGCACCATTTAAAAACTATGCTTATTCTGAAAATAGATCTATAAATGTAGATTTACATATGTTTGTACAAGAAGAAAGTGGAAATCAATCTGCCCAAGCCATTTTAGAAACATTAAGATGGCTAGAGGCTCATGTCTATCCAGAAAAAGGAACTGGTGGCTTTTATTCTCCTCCTCCAATAATGAAATTAAAATGTTTTGATCTATTGGAAAAAAACGATTTGTGCGTAGTTTTAAAAAGTTATAATGTTAAGTTTGATCCAGGCGTTCCATGGGATGAAGATACTGGAATACCTTATAAATTAGATGTTTCTTTGACTTTTGAAGCTGTATATAAATCTAGTAAATTACCATATGCAGATGATGTTGTAAGGGGAGAAACCGAATAATGGCAAACAATATAGAGTATACAAAAATAAAAGCTAAAAAATTTGTTCCTTCTGGTAGTAGGTATTATGACTCAGAAGTAATTTACTATGGTGCGCAAAAGTACATAACATTTCCAACATATAAAAAAAGTGACATAGAATCAAGTAGTCAAGACAAATACACAGTAATAAATAAATCATATGAATATAGACCAGATTTAGTATCTGCTGATTTCTATGGAACAACCATATTTTGGTGGAAAATTATGGAAGCAAATAACATAAAAGACATATATGATTTCAAATCTGGTATTAGCATATACATACCAAATTCAATTTTCTAATGAGGCGATATGGCTTGTACTGTAGGAAAAGAAGCAGCTAAATATCTTAAATGTTTGCCACCAGAAAAACCAATGGCTGGACATGTTTTTGCTCCTTTTTTTGAATTATATTTAAAAGGAATGTTATTTAAATGTGGAAATGAATCATATGATAAAGATCCTCATAAAGTTGCATTAAAGTCAATGCAATATGGTCTTGCTCAAGGTCAGGGTGGAATAACTTGTGAATTCGAACTTATTGCAGAGGGTGCAACTGGATATAAAGAGCTTTTAGATGTAATAAACAAATCAATTAAAGAAGCTCCCGAAGATATAAATCAATGTTGGTTTAAATTTGGATGGATTAAAAGAAATTGTGGAGAAGCAGCCCAGATTGGTTCGGAGTCACCACATATAAAAATTTTGCCAACAAAGTTAAGTACAAATATTGATTCTGGTGTTACGAAAATAAAATTAACATGTACTGATTTGCTCATCAGAAGTTTTAGTAGAAGAGTGGAAAAAGACGAGGGAAGCGAAGATAATCTTATTGATTTAAAACAAGCAGTAAAACAGCTTTGTGATAACAATGATCCAGTTATTGATGTTGAATTTAGGAGTGCTGATGGTGGTAACTTAGAATTTGAATTGAGCGAAGACAAAGAAGGAAAAGGACCAAAGTCAGCATGGCAAGCGAATGAACTTCCACTTCTTTCAACAATAAGAAATTGGGTAAGTGTTGTTAAAACACTATCAGGTAAAGGCGTTTATTTTAAATATGACCCAGTAGATGTAAAATTAATCATACAAGAAGATGATGCTTGTACTGGCGATGGTGAAAATTGTGGATGTTCTGGTATTAAAGCAAGCTACATAGTAAATGGGGGAAATTGCTCTAATGTATTATCATTTACCCCAGATATAGAATGGGTTTTAGATGCTGGTGGTCATGGCGGTGTAGCTGGTGGATCTTCAAGTGGTAATCTTATAAAAGCAAAACCACCATTAGACTCACTTCCAATTGAACCAAGCGGTTCTGGTAACACTATATCAATACCTGCCGAAGCAAATACTATACCACCAGAAGTTCGTGCTGCAAATGCCGAAGAAGCTAATGCTGCTAACATTACGGCAAATAAATCCCTTGAATTAAAAAAGACTATAGAAGCAGAATTGACAATAATTGGTGATCCGAGTTGGTTTACTCTTGCTGATGTTGCAGGAAGATATGTTTCAATAGCAGTAGTAAGTCCATTTGCAATTACTGGTGGATCTGGCGAATGTGTATGGTTGGCAGATCCACCATTGAATCCAGTTTTGTCTAATAAAAGATGGATGGTTCAAGGTGTAGATCATCAAATAGAAGCTGGGAAATTTGTTACAAAATTAAAAGTCACTCTCCCAGCAGGAAACGCAGAACTTTCTTCCAATGCTCCACTTGGAAATAATGATAGTGGCTATAATCCAGATGGTCAGGGTGATGGTAATTTTGCTGGGGAAAGTGCTTTTTTATAAGGATGTTTTATGGGATTACAAGAAAAAATTGATTTATTAGAAAGAAAATTGCAAGCTTTAGAGAGTCAAGTTGGAGACTCAGACTTTACAAAGATGGCAATAGGAAGATCGGAACAAAGAAATAAATTTCCAGATACGAAAGATATGCTTTTTGGAATGCATATTGGATTGGTATTAGAAACTATAGACATATGGAAGCAAAACAGAGTTAGATTTTTCAGTCCAATTCTACATCATCCAAATGCAACAGTAAAAGAATTGCCATGGGCAAATCCAATATCTGCGATGGGAGGATTTGATGATTCTGGATTAAGTTGGGTTCCTCCTGCTGGTTCATTTGTTGCTATAGTTTTTGAAAATGGTCATAGGGCTGCTGCGTATTATATAGGAACAATTTGGTATAGAAATAGAGGCCCAGAAGGGCAGCATACATGGGGTTGTGAACAACTCATGGATGAATATTATAAAGTTTCAGAAGGTCATAGAAAAGGTTATTTGGTAGGACCAAATGATGAATCTCAAGTATTGCCTCCTTGGAACACAGAAAGTTACAATGGTTTTGACTTAACCTCAGTTCAAGACTTTGCAGATAAGCCAGAAGCTCAAAAACTTATCACATATCCAAACATTTATGGATTTAAAACTCCAGAAAAGCATATGTTAAAAATGGTAGATGGTGATCCAAAATGTAATCGAAAATGGAAAAGATTAGAGTTGATGAGTAGTACCGGAAATTGGCTTATGATGAAAGATGATCATCTTCATTATTGTGGTCAATGGTCGCATCCAGAATGCGGATTAATAGATGCCGATGTTAGTTGTGTTGATGGTGTTTCAGAACAACCATATCCAGACTTGGCACGACAATTAGGAATAGATAGAGGAATTATAGCTACAGATGCACAATTCAACAAAGATAATAAAGATTTATCACAACAAGCTATAGCTTTGTCAGAACAATCTGCGAAGTCACATAATATTGCCCCAATTATAACAGGAGCAAAAGAAATTCCTGTCTGTGGTGATAAAATCATTGGTGGTCATCCAAGTACAGGTCATCCAAAATCCAAATATTACAATAAGCAAATTGGTGCAAATGCTTATTTCAAAAATCAAAATGAATGTCGTCCATACAAAGGAACAGGCACACCTCAAAATAATAAATGTGATTTGCCACAATCTGGAATACAATTAATGTCTGTTGCTGGCCATACGATAGTGATGGATGATTCAGTAGAAGATCCAACTGGAAAACCAGAGTGGGAAAGGAGCATGAAGCCATTTGATTTTGGATGCACAGATCACTTTGATGGCAGAATGTATATGAAATCTGCAACTGGGCATATGATTGAAATGAGTGATTTGGAGAAAGAGGGAACTCCAAATGTAAGAAGTGAATACAATGCAATAAAACTTTTATCTGCTCATGGAAATAGAATTGAATTAAATGATCATGATGAAACCAAATGTGTGGCTGGAGAAAAGCGTGGAATTACGATGGAATCAACCAGCACTCATCGTTTTGAAATGATTGATCATACAAATGAACAATGTGGGCCAGATAGAAGAGAAGGTGGAGTTCCAACACCATTTGCTAAAAAGGCTTATGTAAAGATAAGGTCTGGTTATGGTTTGGAATTTTTGATGAAAGATGATAATTCTCAATTAGAGACACAAACTCAACATATTCAAATTTATTGTCCACATTATGACAATCCAAGAGGTCCACACATTCATAGATATCAGGAGTCTGCTAGTGGTGCTGGATTAGTTCTTTTAAGGGTTGCTGGCAACTATATAATTCTAACTACAGATAATAAAATTGAGGTAATTGGAGATATAGGGGAATCTTCTCCTAAATCAAATAAAATTGAAATTATAAGCAAGTTTAAACTTGTATATACTAAAAGTTACTATGTAAATATAACTGAAAAGTCTCATTTATTTATAGCAGAAGACAATATTTTGTTATTAGCTGGTAAAGATGCGACAGGTGCTGATGGAAAACCAGCACCGAATATTGGATTAATATTAATGTATGATACATCTAGTGGTGCAATTAAAGCAAGTACTAGGGTGATGGGAACTTGCAGGAAGAGTGATCCCTGTGTAAGTATATTCCAGTTGCTTCCTTTCGCTAAAAAGAAGTGTAAATAATAAAAAGTGAATAAAAAATGGTAATATCAAGAGATTTTAAAGGCATTCCATATCCAATTACAAAAAATCCTAAAGGATTTTTTTATATTGAGAACAATGTTGATTTGATTAAAGCAGATTTGCTTATTTTGCTTTTAACAAATCCAAGAGAAAGAGTTATGTTACCAGAATATGGAACTCCATTAAGAAAATTGTTTTTTGATCCAAGCGACCCAGTTGTTGTAAGAAAAGCAAAGGATATGATTGCTTTGTCTTTACAAACTTGGGAGCCAAGAGTTGCTATTGAAAATATTTATATTCAAGCAAAATTAGATTCAAGCAGTGCAAACGAATTAGAAGAAGACAAAAACAATCAGCAAGTTCTTCTTATAAGAATCACATTCTTTGATAGAATGGAAATCACAAAAATAAACGAATTAAAGTTAGAAATACCATTAGGAGTGTAAAATATGATAAATAATTGTCCTTTTGACATAAAGCCGTATGCTGTATCGGAACTCCTTAAAAAACCAAATGTATTTAATTTAAATTATACTAATCAAGATTTTTGGAGCATGAAAACAAGATTAGTAGAATTTACTCAACAGAGATTTGGAAATGAATTCACAGATTTTGTCGAATCATCTTTAGCGGTTATGTTGCTTGAAAATTGGGCATTTGTCGCTGATACTCTTTCATTTAAAATGGATCAGATAGCAAATGAAATATTTATAGATACAGTTACTGAAATAGATAATGCTTTTAGATTGTGCAAATTAGTTGGTTACAATCCACTTCCTCCTATTGCTGCAAAAAGTTATTGGACAGCATCACTAACAAATGCAATAACCACTGATGTTTCAATTGTCACGCCACAAAAAGTTGTAGTAAATGGTGGCGGAGAATCTGTTACGATGGAATTGTTTGCAGCAGATTCAGAGGGTAATCCTCTTTTCAATGAAGACATAATAATACCAGCAAATTCTTTGGTAAATGCTAGTATAATTGGATTGCAAGGACAAACCAGAAAAGAAAATATTTCTGGAACTGGTTCTAGAAATCAAGTATTGCAATCAAGATATCAAGGTGTAATATTTGATTCTTCAAGTGTAGAAATAGATGGTTCTTTGTGGAATAAGGTTGATTTCTTTTCTGAGGGTAAGCCACTCAAGGAATATAGAATTGAATATGACTCAAACTATTCTGCATATTTTATTTTTGGAAATGGAGTTGCTGGTATGGTTCCTTCTTTGGGTTCTATTATCAATTTGAAATATAGAATTGGTGGAGGAACAATAGGTAATTTAGTATCTAATTCTGTTCAACAATCGATACTTGTTACAGTCCCTGGATTAGGCTATCAAGTTCCAATATTTTTTAACAATTACACAAAAGCACAATATGGATATGATGGAGATACCATTGAAGATATCCGTAGAAAGTTACCTTTTTATTTAAGAACTCAAGACAGGGCAGTAACTGGATTAGACTATAAGACTATTACAGATCAATTTGTAACTCCATATCAAGGGCAAATAGGAAAGTCTGTAGCTGTTTTAAGAAATCATGGTTGTGCTGCCAATATAATAGATCTTTATGTTCTTGCCAAAAAAAATGTAGATGGTTTAGAAATCGCAAGTGATCAATTGAAAACAGAATTATATAATTATCTAGAAACAAAGAAAATGATAACCGACTTTATTTGTATAAAAGATGGAGTTATATTAAATGTAGATGTTAATATATCTGTAACAATTGACAAATTTTATAAAAAGTTCGAAGACGAGATTAGAGTGAAAATATTAAATAGAATTTCATCATTCTTTAGTATTTATCGTTGGGAATACGGACAAGCCCTTAAAGACAATGATGTAACAAAAGAATTGTCTGATATTAAAGAACTTAAAAAAGTTGATGTAACATTTAATACGGATATTGCAGCAGAAGCATCTAATATAATAACTGTTAAATTCTTTGAAATCATAAGACCTGATATTATTGATTTAGGATTTGTATATGAGTAAGGTAAAAAATGAACATTAAAAAAATAGATCAAAATCCAACAATAGCAGATCAAATACTATTTGAGTTTATATGCCCAGATAGTAAAAATTGTCTTCTTCAAGATCCATACAAAGTAGATAAAGTTGTAATATATTTTATTGAAAGAAGCTTCATAGATTCTACTGTCAATCAATATTTAGACAATTTCTATGACAAGGGAAAATTTGCTGCTTATAATATAGCAGAAAAAATCGCTTGTGATAACCCAACCGAATCAAATATTTTTGCTGCTAAAAAAGCCAAGGCAGAACTCGATAGCTCCACTTTAGAACAAACATTTTATTATAAAGAAGCTGCACCAGTACTTGTTATAGGTAGTCCAGAATATCCAGCTTGGCTATCAACAGATCAAAATAATGCTCTTATAAAGCATGAAACAGAAGATCCTAATGGTAATACCATATATGGTAGTTTTACATATCTTTGGGATACGAATGGTTATAGAGAGGGAGATTATTTCATCTGTATAACTTGGACTCCAATTATTGCTGGAGATTCGTTATCGAGTCATAAAAAGTTTTATATTGCTGGCGATACATCAATAAATACTGTGATACCGAGTCACTTTACCAAACCAGAGAAGTATAAGACAATTCTTGAAAAATATACTCCAGAAATTTTTAAAATGAGGATGAGTCCATCTGATGTAACTCCAGAGACTTTAGAAAAATTGAATCTTTCTGTTGCTGATGGATTTACTGTTTTGGAAAATTATGCAAATCAAATTATTGATCTATTTGATGCAAATGTTTTAACCGAATCATTTTTACCATATTTGTCAAATTTGTTTTCATTAAAGTTAAAATCAAATGATCCATATCTTTGGAGAAGACAAATAAAAAGGGCTATACCATTATTTAAAAAGAATGGAACTATTGGTGGATTAAAAGAATCATTGGAGCAATCTGGAATAAAGTTTATAAAATACACAAGATTATGGCAAGTCATATCGAATCACACTTGGCAAGAAATATTTGATTATTCTGGTGATAGCGATACATGGTTTTTAGAAAAAATTGCTTTGCCTTTAGATTTAGATAATTTTGAATTATATTACAGGGCAGTAGATTCAGATGAATGGATTGAATTAACTTCTGATTATGTTGAATTTGGTTTTTCCGAAGGATTTTCTACTGTTACATGGATTGGAGAATCATTATCAGTATCTCCAATTTCTTTAAATGTTGGAGATGCAATAAGAGTTATATATAAATACAAAGAAATTATGTCTGGTGGCGAGCAGTCTATAGAGAACTATATTAGAAGCTTACAATTATCAGACTTAAGAGATGAAAGGCAACAAGAATATCCTTTAAAGAATTGGAATGTACGATTGATCGAAGAAGGAGATCCTTTGTTTGATGTTGTGCTTCCAACAAGAAATTTATTTCATGATGATGTTATATTTGGAAAAGTAAGAACTGAATTTCCTTACAGTGAAAATATTTATAACATGGAAGAATACAATGGATCGATTAGAAATTCAAAAAATCCATGTGATATAGACAAAGATTTCTTAGATCCATGCTTTAGTAGTTTGAGTAGCAAATACAATATTGATTTAGAAATAGAATCATTAAGCGATGATAGAATTATAGAAGCTTCTGAAGTTTTGAAAGAAAGTCTTCCTTTTCATGCTGTGTTAAATGTTATGAATGTTTATGGTGGATTCACAGAATTAATTGAATCTCCTCAAGAAAATGTAGAATTTCTTGTTAGTTATTCTCTAGGTGAATTTGTTGTTAGTGGACAGGCTCAAAACTATTTTAATAGAGCCATGAGAAGAGGATTAACAGACGCAAAAGTTTTAAGAGACGAATTAGCAAGTTCTGTTGCAGTACACACTAGTTCTGGGGTTGCATATAACGACAACATAGTTCTTTATTGCGGAGATATTTTCTTTGATGCTTTAGGCATGAGAAATGATGGTTCTACAATTTTAAATATTTTAACTGGATCTTTGTCTGGCGAATATTTTGTTGAGAACCCATTTAAAAATTCAGTAGAATTAATTTCTGTAACTGAACCAATATCCGAAACAAACACTTATTTTTCTTCAAGGCTTTCCTTAAGTCCAAAAGTATTTTCTTTTAATCTTTCATGTCCAATTATAGAATCTGTTGGAAATTGTAACATTTATCAAGATAATTTTTATGAGTTTTCTGACAAGGAAAATAGTTTTAAATCGTTTAAATCATTATGGGATGTGAATCAAGGATATACTACTGGATCTTGGAAAATAATAATACCTTTGTATTCTCCTACTGCATATAGCATCATAGATATATTACCAAATGGAAATATACAATTGCAGGACAGTGGAACCTTGCCATCATCTAATGCCAGTGATTTATCTTATACCGCATACGATAAAGACAATAATGTTATATTCACTGGTAATTATGGGTCTTTATCTGTTAAGTCAAGGGGTAGAACTCAAGTTTTGAATAGTGATTTACAAGACATAAGAAAAGTGTTTAAAGTTGGGAATTATCAAAAAATATCATCAGTTGAATACAAAGTAATGGGTTTTGTTCCAGAAACAGTAGACCAATTTTATATAGAAAATTATACTGGTGGTGATTCAATTGGAGTTTTATTAGATGTTTATTTTAGATTAGCAGATAATCAAATGGGATATCTAAGTCACAAGGGATTAAAATTACAAGCTTCTAGCAACTTGGAATTATCTTTAGAAATTGCAAATGGGGCAAATAATTTAGTTGCAGTTCCATTAGAAGACAATCATTTTAAAGAAAATTATTTGATTGATATAAATGATAAATTGTATTTTATGGCAGAAATTAATGGAAGTTTGATAACATTAAATGGTCCAGATACTTATTGGGAAACTATTTCTGGTGGTGGAACTTCTGTATCTTTTACAATATATAGATATTTAAAGACAGAGGACATAACTATTCCAACACAGCAATTTGATCTTCCACAGGCTACATTTAAAACTTTAGATCGTAGAGGTTCAGAAGTAACCTACACAGAAGAAGAAGTGGTTACTCCTTTAAATTATATGTCTACAAAAAAACCTGATAATTTTGTAGAATCTTTAAATCAAGATGAAAGAATTGAGTTTACAATAGAATATAAAGATGGCAAAGAAGAAAAAGGAAAATTATGAACAATATACATGAACCAGTGAAAGTTATTGGTACAGTCCAACGAATAATTGAGTATAAAGATGGAACTAAAGAAGTATTTGAATATAATAATACAGTTCTTCGCAATGGTCGTGAGGCATTGGCAAGAAGTCTAGCTAACGATGTTTCAGATATTTACGAATACTATATCAACCGAATGTTGTTTGGCGATGGTGGAACATCTGGCGGAACTTTTAAAACGGTTGAAACTCAAAGAAATGGATTGTTTGGAATTACAAGAGCGAGCAAACCAGTTATTAGTACTGTTGATCCTAACATTCAAACACAGGTTGTATTCACATCAGTTCTTACATTTGATGATGCTAATGGTTTTGCGTTAAACGAAATGGCACTTCAAATGGCAAATGGTGATCTTTATAGTATGGTTACATTTGCAGATCTCAACAAAACTTCGAATATACAAGTCACATTTAACTGGCGTTTATCATTCGTCTAAAACATGGATATAAGATTTAAAAATGGAAAAAAAATTACGAATTTTAAAAATTAAAGACACAGAAAAAAACAAAGATGTTAATTTATTAGTTTTAAACAATGAAGTATTTGATTGGGGTTTAGATCAAGAATCTTTAAATAGAGCTAAAAAATTAATTGAACAAAAGCCAGACATGAAAGAATCTGTAATCATGTCTATTTTAAATCATTTCTCAGAATGTTTTTCAGATTTTTTGGGAAGAAAAACTAATTTGGAAGAAATTCTAAATTCAATAGAAAAAGGAATCATACAATGAGTTCTAATTTTTTATATCATGAAAATGATACTAGATTTTACATCAATGATTCTAAAATGAAAAATGCTGGTAAAGGTCTTTTTGCAAAAGAAAAAATTTTTAAAGGTGACAAATTAATGATATCTGGGGCTTTAGTTGAAAAACAAAGTTCCTCTGATATATGCACAACATATGCTAATTGTTATAAATTTGCAGCCAGTATTAGCAATCTTAAGGATGGAAAAATTGATTGTGGTCAATATTTTATAATTCCTCTAGGTTATGCAGCTTTGGTCAATCATAGTGATGAAAATTCTAATAATGTCGAAATAATATATCTTGGCAACAACGAAGCTGCATATGTATTTTTAAAAGATGTAGAAAAAGATGAAGAAATATTGGGAAATTATGGAGAAACTTGGAATGCGATGATCGAATGGTCTAATGATCAGCTTGGAACTGAAAAGGTAAAAAAGTTAATTTGGGAAAGATTTTTAGATTTGAATTTATATGAATTAGGAGAGTTGCGATGAATCATTGGCTTGAAGAAGATAAGAAAAATAAAATAAAACATAAAGAAGAGTACAAAAAAAATCAAAAAGCTTGGAGATATCAAGTTATCTTGTGGAAATCTTTAAAAAATTTGTCTGCTAAAAAGCCTATATAATTTTATGCCAGATTTATCAAAACTACCTGTTCCACAATACTCTCCATTACAACCATATCATTGGGAATTTGACAATGTGCCTATCAATAACTTGGCACTAAGAGATGAACTAATAAATGGCGAATTAGAAAAACATTCAAGAATATTACGCTTAGGTGCTGGAACACAAGGTAATATGGCGAATAGAATGGATCAGTCAATTGATACTAATGGCAACCTCAAAGACACGGCTATAGACGAAGCATTACATTCAATTGCCGAACACACTGATGCATCTAAAGAAGTTGACAATGCCGAATTAGATTACATCAATAATACACTAGGGCTTGAAAGTGTTGTAAATCCAGTATCTTTTGTTAGAATGCTTGATGCAGAAAGATCAAAGCTTTCTTTAGTTGCATCTAATGCGACTGATATTAGATTTCAAGTTCAGACTCCAAGTACGATTGTAACTATAAATGAAGGAATTATTTCGCTCGAACAATCCAATTCTGTGGCTTGGGATTTAACTCCTCCAGCCAGTCCAGCAGCACCATATATTTTAAAGCCAGTTTTGAATATATCTACAGATTTTGCTCATAATCATTATTATGATTTAGAGCCTATAACTGTTGATTATCAAAATTATTTAGTAACATCAGTAAACACTCCTTATATCGAAGGAAGTTTAAGGGTTTATATTAATGGAATTAGAATCAATAGCGAATATGATATTTATGCTCCAAATTATTTGCCAAGTTCAAGCTGGCAATTGAATCGTTTTACTCCTAATCATTTAAATGGCACTTTTTCTCTTGCAAATCCTCTAAGTTTAAGCGATATTGTTAGAATAGATTTTAACATCTCGCTAATTTAGAGATTCAAATGTACGATTATAAAAATTTAAATTATGGTTATGTAATAATAGCCCCAGAAAATGACCCTAAATTGGTCAAAATAACTGCTTCTTCCATAAAAGCTAAGGAATCAGATGCTTCGATAATTTGCATCACAAGACATGATATTGATTCGGACTCTGAGAAAGAAATAAAAAGCATTTGTGCGTGTTTCAAAGGACAAAACACATATACATCATTATTGACAAAAGGTATGGAAAATTGTCCTTCTGAGTGGAATCTTTATGTTCTATCTGGTACTTTTTTTGAAAATAAAATTCAAAAAAAATATTCATATTTTGTAGAAAGCGATAAAGATATACTTTTTCCTGTGGTTAATAGAAAGATTAATTTTGTTGAAGGTACACTCAATGGAATTCTCATGCACAGGAACGCATTTAAAAATATTGGTTGTTTTTTAGAATCAAATTCTCTTGAGAAATCAAAGACAATTTGGTCTCATAATGCTGTTTGTTCTGGCTATAGGTTTAAGGCGATTGTAGGTACAAAGTTTTAAATTTTTCCCCTAATGAAATCCCAACGAATGTCATCTAAATGCTTCTCTCCAGAATTTATTTCTTTCAAGTAATAAAACAGACTTTCCCAAGATCCAAACATATACTCTAATGGTATAAATGCAAAGTACCATATAGGTAAAAACTTAACTCCTTCTGGACATATCAAAAGTGTTGGCTTGTTAAATTCAAAGTTTTTTATGATTTCATGATGTGTTCCTATAGTTGGAACTTTATATGGCAAATATGCTATTAAAGCATCACATTTTTGAACCATATTCATGTCTTTCATAAAGAATGACTTGGCTATTTTTGCTATTTTTTCATAATCTGATATATTTTTTGCTTTATCAATTTCATCTTTCCATTGTTGCTTTGGATCTACATAAGGATCAAATACATTAATTTCAAATTCTTTTTCCAATACTGATTTTGGCTTTTCTCTCCAATCTCCTTGGTTAAATTCAATTGGTCCACTCAAATAAAAATGCTTATTCTTTAAAATCACATTCGCCTCCTATAATAAAAATTAGATTATAATTCAAAATAAAATAAAAGCAATGCTTACAATTTACTCTTTTAAATAGAGGTGAAAAATGGAAAATTTGTTGTCCGAAATGCAAGGTATACTAAGTAACGAAATAGCCGAAAGACATAGCTATTTTCAGATGAAATACTTCATTGTAAACAAAGAGCCGACTACACAGGCCAAAATGTGGCAATGTTTACGAGAAATTAAAGCAAGATATGAGTCTCTAGAAGCCATAGATATGGAAATAGAAGATAGTAAAGATAATTTAGAATTGATCGATTTAGACATAAATAAGTTAAA